CACCAGCAGATCCTTCTCTACCCTCAGCACCAGCTGCACCTTCGGCACCTTGAGCACCTGCAGCACCCTGTCCTCCTTGAGCACCTTGTGCACCTGCATTTCCAGTGGCACCTTGTCTACCTTGTGCACCTTGGGCACCTGCAACACCTTGGAATCCCTGAGCACCTGCAGATCCCATTCCTGCAAAAATTACATTCTGATAATAATATCCACTGTTTTGTGAATTAATGGATGATGATAAATGTAATCCACCACTGTGATATGCTGCTCTAGATCTTAGTAGGGATCCATTATAATAGTATTTGACTGTGGTTCCATCATATGTAATGTGGAATATTCCACCAGGAGACCATGTGCCAAAGGATCCTTGAGAAC